TCCACCATCTCATATTCTGTGTACCAAGTGCACTTGGTCTGAGAATAGTTGAACTTCTCATGTACACCTTAAAGATGTTTTGGTTGGTTACACCTGATGCAGATGTTGTTCCTACATTCCCATCTTGGAATGTATCCATATATATGGACTTGAAATAATCTGTATCAAAGAATTCTGATTGAATAGTATAACTTGTATTCTCAAATATCTTATCGATAATTGTTTTAATACGAATAGCAGGTTTAAATACATTTGGTTGGATTGCTCTACCTATTTGATAGAATCCTGTTGAACCTGTAAACTCATAACTGAATGCTGGTGTGGTTGAACCATCTTGATAAGGTAATCCATAGTTAACCATTGGATATAAAATCTTACCACCGAATAAACCACTTGTTTCATCATTCTTAGCTTTCCAAGATTCTACCAAATTATCATAACCAATACCGTTAACCTCATAGTATTCTTCAAATACCCTACAATTGTTTGCGGTACCAGGTACACTAAAGGTTTTTGAATATGGTGATTTCCTTGCTTGCAAATTGGTAATGTCAGCTTCCTGAATTACCAACGAAATAGGAATGTCATCATACAAATCAACTGTGACCCATTCATTGTTAAGATATAAAATTAATGAAGTATCCAAAATTTATAACTTTTATATTTTTATTATTGCATCAAACTGATGTTATTGCTATATACGTAAGTGAGTTCTAAGTTGACGATATCTCTGTTTCCCTTAATCTTTCTAAGGAATTCAGTATTAACAATGTTAATTGGTCTTGGTATACCATCTGACCTTAATTCATAAACTTGATTGGATGTGTACAATTCTTCCAAGAACATAAAATCAGGTTGGTTAATAAAACCAGTGTTGATAATATGTGTTTCTGTCATTGTAACTTGAGCATCGGTTAGTCCTCTTGAATAAGGTTGTTTGGATGGATTGGAACTTCCCCAATCTACAGACCATGTCTTATAAGTTTGTCTTTCAATGTTTAGACCTTCTGATTTACCAGCGGTGAATGTATAATAATCATACATACCATATCGGTTTTTAAACATCAATTGTAATTGGTCTACACCAGCTCTATTACAGATTGTTCTTACGTTGAATGTGAATACCTCACTTACGGGTGTGTATGTTGCGCAGATTCCCTCGGTATAACCAGTAGGTGGGGGAGATATTGGAGCAATTGCCATATATAATTCTATTTTATTTTTATTTTATTAACACGGTCCACCAATTACACAAACGATAGAAACAAAACCATTGATTGCTTCATAGATTACAGAACCATTACTAAATGTTCCATTAAAAGTATTGGTTAACATTGTATCAAAATACAATATTGCAGTATCACTAAATGGTGTTGTTACATTACATGGTGCATATACAGTTTGTAATGGGCCAGGACTACATGTACAAATACCACCTGAACATGTGCTACCAAGACATAATGGAACTTTAAATGTTCTGAATATACATGATGGTGTTGGGGTAGGTGTGGGAGTTGGTGCATTACATGGAGGTCCAACAATTATTTGAATTGCTCCCAAGTAAGTGTAGATGTTTTCTGAACAACAACAATATATTTGTCCTGTTTGTGGTGGTAAACTATATGTTGCCCAACTATTAGTAGTACAGTTAAACAACGCAAATTGTGCGGTTGTCCCTGTTGAGTTATTATAAATTGTAACACTATCACAACTTGCACATGGTTGTAATCCACAAGGGTCACTACCACTATAAACAATACCAGGTGATAGATTACTTATTGAACCTGTACATGCACAAACTTGTACTGCACTGTTACCAGGTAATGTATATGTTTGTGTTGACCTTGAATCACAATCAATATATCTAAATGTACCTGTACTTGGAGATTGATTTTCTACCAAGTAGGTGGTACAACCAGCACATGATATTGGTGTTGGAGTTGGAGTAGGTGTATTAGATGGAGTTGGTGATGGTGGCATTGTTGAACCTGTGAAATTACCAAACAACTGTACGGTATATTGTGCAGTATCTTGTGGGAAATCATCAATGTTCATTGGACCACAACCCAAATACAATGTGTTGTATTCTGTATCTGTTTTTGGTGTGATGGTGTAATATGATTGATACACATAATTACAATCGGTCATTGGACCTCCACCATTGGAATATACGTTTTGATATTCTCTTGTATCTAATAAATTACCATCAAAATCATAGAATTTATATTGAGAATAATATGGTTGAGATAAATTAACTTGGTCAATGTTCCTGATAGAATAAATGGACCCATATTAAAATCTTGCTGGTCCGCTCTACCATTTACACCCATGGTTGCTTGATAAGTTTTGTATACACCTGTACTTACTTCAGGTTGACCAACTATACCATCCAAATCGAATGTATTGGTTACAGGGTCAAGAATTAATTCACCATTACCAGTAAATCCTGTTACTTGAGATATCTCATCTGCAGCATATTCATATCCAATTTTAATCTCATAGTTAATAACATTATCTTCCAATGGTCTTGAAAATGGAAATGTTTCATGAGTATAGATTGGTGTATTTTCAAATAAAGATAATGGAATATTACTTACATAATTCTTTAATATTTTTGATACATCAATTATACCCAAACCAAATGGATTCGGAGTTGCTTTACCTGAAAATATATTATTACCATTTGCATACACATCATAAACAAATCTAAACTTTGGATAGTTTGTTAATGTGGTAACAGTAAAGAATAATCCGTCCGTATATACGGGACTGAATTTTGGTGGGTTATGCGTTATCGTTATTAATTGAGACATCTTCTCTTATTATTTGTTCATCTTTATTTGTTGGTCTTGGAAAAAAATCCTCGCTACATGATATTGGTGTAATCAGATGATGTTCAACACCATCATTACTATAATATACGTGAGCTTCATTTTTTACAAAATCACGAATGTATTTTACGTTTGTTATTGTACTCATATTACGGTCTGTTTTGATTTGTTCTTGGGAATATTCTTCCTTCATCATATAATCTTTCAATATATTGTTTTGCTGCTTCACCAGCTTTTTCCACAATTTGGTCTAATGTTTCAGTTACAGCTTTATCAATGAATTGAATACCGTAATAACCATATTGTGCAATACTTCTTCTCATTAAAAAAACCAAAGATTTTCTTGAAACGAATCTACCTTTAGCATCTCTAATTCCCGCAATACCGGGTTTTTGTCTAACCCATTTGTCGATTGCAAGTAATGGTGGATATCTACCGGGTCTTCTACCGTAGTTAATAAATTCCCAATAGTCAGCATCTCCAAAGTCCACAACCAAATTTGGTTTACCATCTTCAAAGTCTGTTTCCCAATATACCCTTGTTTGTTTATATAAATTACCGGATGCATATCTTGGAGAAACTGGCGTTCTTCCAATACCACTCACAGGTTTATTTTGACCTGAGAATGTCTTTGCGGGATAAGGTTTTCTTAATTGACCTTTGATATTATCCTGCAATAGTTTTGCAATTTCCTGTAATATTTCTTCGTCCATTAAATTATTACATTATAACATGCACATTGAGGTGTGGCTGAATTTATTACAGCTGATGCAACTGTCTCACCTGGTATTAATGAATTGACATTTATCTGATGATTATTGTCATTTGTTGCCATTGTTGTTGTAGATGTACCAGTTCCACCCAAATTACCTGTAACAGTATAATTGATTAGAATGTTACAATAAGCTGATGCACTAATTGTATGACCACTGTTTGTCCAAACTTGGAAATTTATATTATTACTTCCTTGAGGAACAACAGTCATATAATGAGTTGTTACTGTACAACTTGGTGTAGGTGTTGGGGTTAATGTTGGTGTGGGTGTTGGGGTTACACTGGCTGATGGACTAATTGTTGGTGATGGATACGCTTCACATGCGTTGATATCTTCAAATACAATCAATGAGACATCCAATACAACACCACCAACATGGTCATTGAATCTTTCAAAGAATGGTGTTGATGTTGCTGGTAAAATACAGTCAACTTTATCAATCAATGTCCCACGTTTAATTTGGGATAATAGATTTCTTGCTTCTAATTCCATATCTGTTACCACATCAACCTCATTGGATAAATCTGTATGAACAATATCCGCAAATATGATAGACATTTGATAGGTGGTTGTATTTTCATCATAAGACATCGCAAGTGGTGTTGCAAACATCAATGGATATTGGATGGTATTTCCACTCATTGAATCAGCGAAATAAACAATATCACCTTGTGCAAATGATTTCATTCTTGGTGATGCTTGTTGCACTGATTCCAATAGGTCAATTATCTTATGATATGTTACGTATTTTATCATGGTTTTTTATTCTTATAAATAATCTTATCGTCTTTGTGACTGGTATTTTTGTTCTAATTTTCTTTGTTCATCTCGTTCTCTTTCATATCTATCTTTCAATATTGACGCAATGTTTAAACAGATATATAAATTGGAGTTTAAGACTTCCTCAAATTTGGTAATGTCTTCTTTTGCGAGTTGGTACGTGAGATTAAAATAGAATCTAGCGGTAGTTTCTTTTGCAGAAATTTTGGGAGCATCGTCCATCCCTTCAGAATCTTCTCGTTCATCTTGTTCTCCAATATCAAAGAAGCCTGCATATTTTTTATGAATATTTCTGCGATTGAAAAAAAAAACTGTGAAGCTCCCAACCAATAGGATACAGGAACCTCTTTCATTGTTTCAGCTCTATATTCAATTTCATCTGATTTATATGGAGCAATCTTATAATTTTTTGCATTTTTTTTATCCTTTGAAATAATTGGTCGATATAAAATTGACATAATTTTATGCAGATTTGCATAGATATTATCTGCTGAATAAACTTCAAAATCTAACCATGCTCCCCATGCTAATTTTGACCAATCATTTTCCAATCCATATTCAATATCTTTATAAGAGAATGTCAATATTAATTCATTCTCTTTAGGTATAATAAATCTTTGTGAAACAAATGCTTGTAGAAGTTGTATTTGGTCTACTTGTAAATTCTTTAAATCAGGTAATGGAATACCTGTGAATAATGAAATAACCATGTTTGGATTATTGTCATATAATTCAGGATTCATCATCAATTGTTGATATATACCAATGGTAATTTCATCAGGTATTTCAACTACTTCATCATCTATTACTAATTCTAATTTTTCCATTATATAATTGTTAGTTTTCCACTCTTTTTATTTAGTTCGGATTCTAATACATATCTGATTGAGTCAACCGAGTGGTTATTGTCATCCTCAGGTGTATCAATTAGATTACCATCCTTATCTTCTTTGAATCGATATGTTTGAAATTCTTTGATTGTATTTGTTGATGTGGATTCAATCCAAATATGATGACGTTTAATTAGGTCAATTCCGTGTAATATAGATTTCTTATTTACCGGTTTTACATTGAATCTACTTCGTTTTAATTCTTCTATATTTTGTGGTAATGCAGAATCACACCAAATGGTATCTGTCTTATCAAAACCCAATTCTTCCATTTGATAGATTATATCTGGCATTGTTTTATTCTTGGTATATAACAATTCTCGTATATAAAGATTATCCTCATCCTTATAGATTTCTATTAGTGTGGTTGGTGAGTTGTAACCAAAGTCCATTCCTCTACCCAACAGTTTCATTCCTTCAGGGATTTTCTCAATCGTAGAGAACTTTGTGAACACCAATTGGGTTGCAATACCTTTCTCACCAAGATTGTAGATTCTGTACAAGTTTTCATCTTTCTCTTTCAGTGATTCCAACTCTTTGATGATTGTGTCAGATACAAATGGATTATCTCTCCAAGTTGTTTTAAACATATAAGAATCATCTCTTTTCTCCAAATCATAAACCCAACTGTTTAGTTCAGATGGGTTCAAGTCACAGATTACCTTATCGGTTGTTCTAAAGATTAATTGGTTCCAATCCTCTATTTTCAATTCATTGGCTTCATTACAATACAAGTAGTCACGTTTCATACCACGAATCTTTTGTGGTTCATCGACACTGGTCCAATTGATTATGTTGGAACCTAACTCATAGAATCCTTCCTGTTTGTGGAATTTGTTGGGGTCATATATCTCAAATAACTCAAGAACCTGAATAAGGTCTTTTAAGACACTATTTTTTAAAGATGGTAAAGTCTTACGGACAATGGTCAAAGTCTTCTTATCCTCTTGCAAAAGACGGTAAATCCAATAGATTAGAATGTTAAACGTCTTACCACTACGAGAACCTCCCTGAGCGATAACAATTCTTTTATCTAATTCATCTGATTTAAGTAATTCCTCAAAGACTACCGTTGTTTTTATACTCATCCTTGTCCTCTGTTTACCTTCTTGTATAGTTTTGATTTCTTATTGTTGGAGTATTTTGTTTTAGCGTGAATACCAGGTCTTTTGACTTTTGGTCTTGATGTTCTTGTTGCAACCGATTGTGTCTTAGTTTTCGCCATCGCTATCTACAAATTTTTCTATAAGTTTATTCAATGTCAATTTATACTTTGATGCAACGTCTTTTAGTTTGGCATGAATCTCAGGTCTCAACCACACTGGTTGGTAATTGTATTGGTAATTATACACCTTCCCCGACTTGGTTGTTATCTTGGTTTGCGTTGTTTTTTTCATTCATTTGTGCAATTATCTGTTTAGTTAATGCAAGTTTCTTTTGGTGTATAACGTTATTTCTATTCGCTACTCTTTTACGGTGAGCTTTCTTGCCACCTCTCAATTTACTTTTCGGCATCGTCTTCTTTTATTGTGTTCTTTATAATTTCAATTTGAATTGGTGCTTTGGTTTCAATTTGTTCACCTTTGGATGTTAAATCAACCTTACTAGCTTCAGACCATCTATCACCAAATTTGTTTCTCATAATCAAAGACCATAGTCTTGAATTATAACCAGCTCCACCGTTTTCTTCCATTTGAGCATGCATTTGATTATACCAATATTGTTCACAGAACTTTTCATATTCCTTGACGGCTCGGTAATAATCTTTATTTCTTTCCATTAGAGCCCAATGTGCATCCCAACTAATTCCCAATATGATTAGGAAGTCGGTGATATGTTTTCCTTCTTTTCCTGATTGGATGATTATATCTACCCAACCATCAGCTAAATTGTTTTCGACCCTTGGTCTACCAGGTCTTCTTTGTGATTCCATTATCGTTTAAATCTTTTTGTATGTTTGTCGTTATATAATTCTATTCCAATTCGGATATTATCAATTGCATCTTGTAGTGATGGTATTTGTGATGCGTTGGGGTATAAAGATGAATACGCCCCAATAATTTCAATCTTATCCAAATCAGAATATTCTCCTGTTGTATTTGGAGTGATTATGTTATCATAAATTTGTTTGGCGTAATTGATTACATTTCCCTTTTCCTTTGCAATTACACATTCTTGTCTTTATTGATTTGTTTTTTATGTTGAGCATCCAACTCATCTGCAACTTCAGCCAGACTAATTCTAACGTCATTTAACAACGCCGCAAGTTCATATCTGTTCTGAGATTCAATACGCTCTATATCCTTCTCCAAATCATTTATAATATGTTTGAAGGTTATTCCTACTTTGAATTTCCCTTTGATGTATATGTTTGCAAAATCAGCCAGCAATTCATCTTTTTCCTCATCAGTCATTGTGAAATAATTGATTGCTCTTTCTTCTATTTTTTCGAAAAACTTTTCCATAATGATAACTAGTTGTGTGTTTATCCTATTTGATAAATATAGGATTATTCATTTTATTTTTGTAGGATAAATAAAAAACCCCCAACGTACACCAGTCGTTGAGGGTTTAAAAATGAAAAACAAAAACAGGTATAAACCTTATTCTTATCTTCTACAAATATATGTCAAATTTTTCAGATTGCAAAATATTACTTTCTGTCGGTGTGAGGTGTATTGAATACTTGGTTGAAGTGATAAGACAAATCTATTTGTAATCTTTTGAATCTTTCAGATTCTTCTGGTGTTAGAGATTCCAACCCTTCATTCATTATCTTATCAGTTAGAGTTGGTTCTAGTAATTTAAATTCGTGAGAATGAATTAATGTAAAAATATCCATTGGAACGATTACGCATTTACTCTCTGCATAATCGGGAGCTTTCTCAAAGTTGTTGAAATCTTCTATATTCATAATTTTATATTAGTGATTATTGATTACCAAAATATTCATTGAATAAACCTCAAAGGTTTTATACTGGCTAATAAATCCTACACCAAGTAAATATTGAACAGCATCTTTTACTTCTTGTTCTGTTAAGCCAGTCGCTTCCATTATTTGGTGTGTTTTAAGTTCGCCAGTCCATTCAAACTTATTATGCTCGGCATTGAAGTCACATCTTTTTTTCATTAGGTCTAGCACCATGCCATTTGCTCTACCGTATTTTTTTATTAATTGTTCCATTGTTCTTCTGAGTAGTATAAGTTTATTAATTCTTCTAATAGTGGGTCCTGCTCCATTCTATTACCAAATAAGTTGGTGAAGGTATCTTTACCTCTCAATAGTTGCACATTAATTAAATGTTGGCCATACCCTAAAATCTTTGCAATCATTTCTTTGATTTCCATTTTGGATACATTCCTTGGCTCATCCTTTACATTGAAAAGGATGCTAGCAATTTCTTTGTTGAGGTTATCTTGTTCCATATATACAAATATATTGAAGTTTATTTTAATTTCAAAATTTACCCAGTATACTGGTGTTCTTACGTTGAGGAGGGTTAATTAATTGCATTATTATATTCTTCAAATAATTCAATATCTGTTGAAGTAATTT